GACAAAACAGAAAATCTATTGGCCGCCCCGTGTTCTCTTTAGGTTGTCCTGGGAAGAGAGTTTCTTTCGAATCTCAATCTTTCGAGGGTCTTTATCAGAGGGGGTGCGTCCAACGATCTCAACTCGCTGCTGCTTTGAAGGTGTCTGCACACGTAGCTCTGGCTCTGGCGGCGGAGGCTCAGTAGTCAGGTACCACCTATATCCGTAATATGGTGGCGGTAGCTGCAACGCTAAGGCAAAATCAGGCCCCATGCTCGTTGCACAGAATGATGGAGCTGGAGTAGTATCCGGATTTGTATTTCCAATAGCTTGGAGAAATGATCCGACTCTCTCAGGAGTAGCACCATAAACGCCTTGTCCAGCGTCAAATGTTGACATCCATTCGGAATTTGAATACCAAGGTACAGTATATTCCAAAAGCTGAGTAAGTCCAAATGATATTACTTGAACCCCATCATTAATTCTTGCGAAGTCCTCGGGTACGTCATTATACGTAAACCGGCTTCGCGGATCCATTTTCGCCATTAAGCCTTGATCGGCTGTGTACGGCACGCCTTCCGGTTGGGAAAACGTCATCTTGACCTTGTACTGGCCGCGATTGTAGAAGAAAAGACTTCTAATACAATCCGCGGTGTTCCATTGCCAAGGAGTATGATCGTGTAGTTCACGTAGGGCATCCGGATCGGGAGTGGTCCTACATGACCATCGCTGACAGAGCTGTTCCATCGTAATTGTTTGATCTGGCCAAAACGGCACGTCATTTTCAATTACTTCGAATTGTCGGCTAGGTTTAATATTACTAAACGATTTTATTGAAGTCTGCATAAACACTGCAGACTCCGGAGGTATGTATTCTTTTTGATATTGGGGACACTTAGGAGAATAAAACTTAAAGTCAGAACAAGCATTCTGCCATATAAGTATTTTCATCACAGGAACAGTATCTCCAGCGGCCTTAGGAGTGGAATACAAAAATAATCTCACCTTAGGTCTTTCTCCTGGACCAGCCGTTGTATTAACAGCAGTGTCTTGAGTAAATTGATACGGGTTCGTATACAAGTAGGGTACTAAAACTTTATGTACAGTTGTTCCCTTTACCTCAATAACCTCAGTAACAATATCTCCAACAGTTCCAGAAGTGTCAGTATAACTTATGGCTATACCGACTTTTTGAACAACCAATGACGACGAAACCATCATTATGGTATATTCAAAAGAACCTCGCCACATTCTAAAAAACTGCGAAGCAAAATCAAGACGTAAGCATTGAGCTGTGGTCGAACCTGCTAAATCAGTCGCATCATAGATGAAAGGCCATCCATTGAGCGTTAATGTTGACGCGGTAGTAGTAAACTCAGAATGATAGTAAAATGAAGGCATCATTATAAAATCAAGCCAAGAATGTTTCGGTGCTCGAGAAGGAAGGACTTGAGATCCCACTCCGAGCAAACACCGAGGAGCAGAGAAATTAAGGTTTCCATATATGTCAGGTATGACAGCTGTACCACCTGTTTCCCCGCCCTGCTCTTGAGCATGCGTTGGGTCGTCAAAATCGAACCAGTCTCCCAAGACCTCGTCAACCTGATGAAACCCAGCTTGTGCCGCATTCTTCAAATGCGCCACCCCAGATGTAGCTAGATACTTAGTGAGTTCCGTCTGCATAGCAGAGTACAATACACTAGCAACTCCAGCTTGCATCTGAGCTTCTCCTTCCGAAGAAATCGTATTGGCTATTCTAGGTCCGGCTACTTGTACGCCGTGCAAAGAACACCATAAATTTATCGTAACCGACTTCGGAATAGAGGAGTCCGCAGAATAAATCCACGGACCTCCAACGATTTTAAGCTCGTTGAACTGATCGCCTGTAAATGGATTTTCCGTATAAGCCAGAATGTCCAACCATTTATTAAGTGAACTCCAAGGTACCATAATTCTTCCACTGTTAGCAGTAGAAAAATCGGCGATTTGGCAATCGGAGTGGGAGAGGATTCCATAATCACTCTCCAAATTTGATCCTTGTCTACGTGTGTCCATAGGCAAGCAAGTGAAGCCTACAGCTCCCCAAACTTGCGGGACACTCATAACTTGATATCTCCACTCAACAAAATCCCACCGAATATATCTAAAAGTCGACATAGCATTTTTAAATGCCGTTTGACTAAACATATTGATGTATTGTCTAATAATTTGAGCGGAGCCAGTTGTGTAAACTAGATCCGGTAGCGCGTACTCACGTTCGAGTATACGCACAGGTGTTTGATCTGCCCAAGGCGAAATATCTCTTGGTCGAGGCAATTTCGGGGCAAGCGTTCGCACAGTTTTGGACTCTTCGACAAAGTCTACAAGTCCATTACTGTCAACAGTGGTTGTGGGTTCGTTTTCAAATGTATTTTCGGCGATCCAATTTCACGATAGGCTTGAGTTTAGCTGATCAACGTGCTCAAGCTCGAACCCCTATTTCTAGAGAGCGCGATCCGTAGAGTCCTAGGGGTTACTCTACGTCCATGCATTCTCTCCTCACGCTCACGCGTGGAATTTTAGCTCAATTTATAGTCGAGAGCATTAGACTATATAGTTTAATGTCATTGCGGACGGGACAAAGTTATGAGCGATTGCTCATCATTCCAGTACCCCACCGGTCATCGTAATATTCATACGATCCTGCAGTATACGGGACATTATATTCTTCGCAATAAAAGCGAATTCTCTGTTCTTCTCTTTCGAATTTCTCCTGGCCATAATGGTAATACTCCATCATAGCTTGTTCAACATTAATAGCAAGTTGATCAGCAGGTGTTCGTAAAGAGGACTTCTTTATCCAAAGAAGCATTCCATGTATGCTCTCCTCTGCAAGGGGAGCAGTGTATAGGTTTCCCCGGGATCTAAATTTGCGGCAAAGAAATTCCAAGTTGTCAAAATCAACAAACTTAGAATCTATTTTACCTTTAGAGGTTGTAGTATAAGTCATACCAAAAACTTCCCAAATAAATTCCCCCAAAGTCTCCATATTTATAAGATCCTTAAGATCATCACAAACCGACCAGAGGTTATCATCGCCATAAAAAGCACAGACGAGATCCTCTAATCGAGATCGATTTCCAAAACCGTTGGTTTGGCACACAAACCAGTGAAACGCGTTAAAAATACACACGTTAACAAACGAGTTAAGAAAACCCGTAAGCCATCCTCCAGAACTGTTCATCCAGTCTGACCAGTAACATTCGCTATTAATAACAAAAATAGGCGCAATACTACTCATACAGACATTATACAAATACCAGTTATAAAGAGGATCACCGGAATTAATATACCATTTCATCGCCAGATAAAGGGCGTATCCAAATTTCGAGGTGATTCCAGAATCAAATCCTGAATAATCACCACCACCGAACAATTTGTGTTTCATTAGCTTTTCAGCCAAATCCACCACTCAGACCCGTGAGGGTTAATACCGATACAAACATCAGTATCCAAGTGATTTTCCTTCATGTAGAAAACCACATCTCCAACAACCATTATAGTCATTATAAGATGTGCTAAACTACCAACACAAAAAATTCTAGTCTTCCCAAGGTAAACTCGCTCTAAATCGCGGGTTTCATCCTTGAGGCATGCTGAAACTACGTTTTTGACCTCGTAGCCAGCTTTCATGGCAACAAAAAGTTCCATGACTTTATTTCGAAGGATAGGGTTTATCCACGCTTCTTCTGTTTCTGTCGCTTTACGCCAGAGTTCAGAGCGAGACTTGAAACCTTCGACTTTAAAATCGAACCCTATCGAGGCTTGCTTGTCGAGATGTTGAATTGCTTCCTCAATCGTCAACATGACAAATTTTCGTTTTGTGCTAGGAAAGAACCCAGCAAATACAATTTGAGGTTCATGTTCGAACAACTCTTGCATCCACTTTGGAAAAATCCTACGGGGAGCTGACACCATTTTGACAATACCTTGTTTAAGAGGTTGTCTAAGAACTGGTTCACAGGTCTCCGTTTCACTATTGAGCACATCAACAGTCATCGGCTTTAACATAGCCGGAGCAGTAGTTACGGGGTAGATAGATTCATGAGTCAAATCGCCTCAAAATAGCGACGCTTCAATTTTCGTCTCAGTCGGCATAAAATCTCCTTTTAGAAGAGAGCCGAGGGACACTAACCTACCATCGAAATCTAATTGTTTGCGCTCTGGAGTCGGACTCCGAACACAAGAAGGAATATAAGTTCCTTGATTAATAACAGCCTTACCACCTTGCATATAAGCGGTGGATTTAGGTTCATCCTCCTGATAAAGAGGTAAAAAGACTGATTGCGTGTTTGCCAACGCGCAATGTAAACCAAGAATCTTAACTACACCAGTATCGGTAGTGGTGACATACGGAAAACCGCAATCACCATTTTTCGATTCCATTCCAGAAGTGACAAAATGTTCACCAAGGTGTAGATTAAAAGGTTTATTATTGGGAAGTTTTGCGTTCATGGTTTTATGTTCACCACGAGCAGCACCCTTTCCCATTGCATAGCGATGAGTAATTTTACCGCCGACCTTGAGTCTGTGAATTCTTGCAATTTCACGTTGACCAAGGACGGTTTCATAATCCTCATGCGCTAACAAATGCCGCTTAAGAGACGGCATACTGCAGATCCCTTTTCCGAGATCGAACCATGCAAGGTCGCGATGGGTAGAGTCCATTTGTATATGAACATCAGAAGGTTGTAAAGTATACAACACTTCATCTCCATTACGAATTTCCATGTGGGTCCAGTTTTGACCCCATGTCGAGAAAAAGTGCTTATTTAGGAAAGCACGTCGACCGGAAATTAATCCGTGAGCTTCTCTTCCTTTGTCTTCATAATAAAAGACAAAATTTCGAATTGCATTCGAAATATTATTTATCTGAATGTCTATAGAATCTTCAAGTTTGGATTGCATCCTAATTTGAGCCTTCTGAGACATTTTCGCTAAATGACCGCGAGAAAAGGATTGAAAAGTTACAAACTCATCCTTTCCTTGTTTCTCAAGCAGGCATTTTATATCTTTGTCAGTCGTGGTGGATTGCATCTCAGCACGCTTGACAGTATCTTTAGCTAACTTCTTAGGTGCAGAAGTAGCAAATACAGATTTCACAGCCAACCCAATTCCGCAGACGACAAGTACATAAGCACAAACGCCTGCAAGAATTGAAGCTATCAGGAAACCATATTGGTAAAAGAATCCTCCCACAGTATGAAAGAATCCTGTTCCCAGCTCTTTCGTTCCTTTCCAGAACGTCTTAAGAGCTTGGTAAGTCTCATAAGCACAAATAATGAGGGTATCATTAGGAATTTGTTCCTTAACAAATGACACCTCCTCATTAATGTACTGTTTGAGTTCTTCTTCGTTACAAGCAAGCACAAATTCATGCACTCGACCTGGACGGGTGTTTTTCGCTTTCTTCGAATGGACTTCCTCTTGAGTCTCAATACAGATATGCTTAAGTCTAGCAACTATAGCACACTGCTCTGATCCTTCAGGAAGATTAATACCTTTAGGGGCATTATCTTTAATTCCAGCAAAGAAAATTTCAAAAGCTGGACAGCACTCACTCAGTCGAGTGGCCGCCCTCTTCAAATCATTTACAGAATGACCCAAATAATAGCCATTATATTCTTCCAGACCTGGAGTATTTTCATTCACTCCAAGCTTGTACCAACATAACAACTTCATTAAATCACCATATAAGTTTTTCCTATCCTTCCTCGATCCGTGAATACGATTCCAAAACCATTTTTGATGGTCATTGAAACTTACGGGGAGTAACAGACTCGGTTCGTTTTTCTTATAGGCATACTCAAGATACTTATCTATCTGTATCGAGTCGCCGTTAAACCAAAGCTCATAAGGCAACCAATCATTGAAACCTTGACGATTCCAAAGTTTATGCCGAGGAGCTGGTTCAGAAAAGAAATAATTATATAACCGTGTGGATCTAACGTAGCTCATGACTGCGCCAGGCTCAGTGATTGCATCAATCCACTTCTGAGCAATAATTCTTCTAGTGTCCCACTTAACAAAACGTGGGTTATTTTCAACACTAGGTATTGTGTAATCACCAGTACAACTGGAGGTAGGATCACGAATCCACTTCCCTGATTCATCTTGAATGAATTCCAGGGCGGATTCAGAAATCTGTTCCTGCCAATCAACCAGTTCTTCTTCTGAACTGCCAGACCCTTGCATAATTGCTTCCACAACTAATTTAGTCATACCAAAAATAATCAAGTCTTCGGTGTAAAACTGAACTAATCGCGGAGGTAACTCTACGGGTGTCTGACAAACAGGCGGAAGTTGAAGATTTCTCCTCTGATATTCACAGAGAAGGTTAAATTGAGGATCCATATACATACGATCCAAAATTTTCAACTTAAAATCTTCCTCACTTCGTTTCTTGCTTTTAACACAAGAATTGATTTGTTGTCTAATCCAAGGATCAAGTTTGTTAAACCACTTGACTCCAGAAACGTGTCTAGCAAGATAATTATCCATATTCTTACTATACCACGCTTCTATAAGGTCTTTGGTGCACTTTGCGTGACCGTCAACCTTGGGATTTTCAAACTCCTCAGATTTTAAAGAAGGCAGATCATCAAAACACTTTTGATAATTTTGAGTTTCCTCAACGGCTTTCTGCATAGCCGTAGTAATCGTTTCACTTTTATCAAGTTCAGACATGCATTCATCAGCGAGCTTAGCTCCAGCTGTGGCAATGTCCTCACTTTTCGATGAGTGAGACGGTTCTTCTTCGATTCCATCAGGATCAAGAGGTGACATATCATCCAAAATTGGAGGTATGTCATCACTTGACGACGAGGAAGAAGGGGGAGGAGGTGGCGGCGAAGGTCCAAAATTACCTGCATAATTCTGCATGTAAAAAGAACGATCCGCGGCAGACCTCTTATAATCATTTATAATTTTTGTTGCCATAAGATCAGCCAACTGACTAAAAGTAAAGTCAATATGACCGACCTTGACAAGCTGTTGAAAATCAACTCCCGTGTTACGGAGAGCTAATCGAATCCATTGACCTCTAGACGGGGTATAATGCATTCGATAAATCCAACACTCATCAGGGCGTTGCAACAATTCATTCAAGGGCACGCCATGCCCTGGTTTTATCATTACTTCAACATGAAAATGACGACGGCGATAAATGGTAGTAGGTCTAGTCAACCCACTAGCTGCATCAAGCTCGTCATCGGTAATATTTGATGTAGTAACAACAAAAGGAGACGCGTAAAAAGTGCAATTTTTCATGCTCAACTCCGCACACGTCAAAGGCAAAGCAGCTCTGCTTATGATCTTTTGCATAAGACCAAGCTCTTCGGCTCGCATCTTAGGATCAGCCATAGCAGCTAATTCTTCTATTGCGAAGGCAAAATGCTGTTCTGCATTATACTTATCGCAATAGGCTTGACCAGAAGCCTTCTCATAGACCATTCCAGGATGGAAATCTAGAGGAAACATATCTGGAAGCACTTTTGCAACACGATCATAAACGTGTTTAGGCATAATCTGATATGTATCAGATTTACCTTGACCAGGAGCTCCATACATGGAAAACCACGTAGGCTCAATCCTAGCTCTAAAAACCCACGCTTGCGCACGGACTTCTTCGGACAATTTCTCTACTTTCACAAGTATATTATTATAATACGAGTGAGTTGATGATGTGAGACCACTAGAAAGGGCCAAAACACGACGAAAAGAAAGAACTTGTTGACCAAGTCTCATAATTTCTCGAGCCGCTACATCATTAATAAAAAATTGTGCGGATGTGTATTTGTCTAAACAAGCTACACAGGATTTCATATACACTCCCATATCATCAATTTCTTGATAATCGGGAAAGAAATGTTTTCCTTTTGAAAATAAAGAATATATAGAATCAACAAGCCACATAAAGAAATCTTTAATATTGTTTTTAACTTGAGGCATCCTAGCAATAATGTTAGTAACACTACCGATAGTTCCGAGTGAGAACAAACCAATAAAAGCTTTTCCAAACGTTTCAAAAGTGCTTGAGCACCCTTGCATTTCTGCTTGATCGCTATATATTGCGTCCATAAAATCCTTGGACGACTTTCTGTCTATTTGCACTCCAATCTTAGTAAGAGAGAAGGCAAGTATTGACATAAAAACTGATGATGCGAGCTGACTCGACCACCAGGTTAATGTAATAAGGGTAAATAAAGCAACGGCCAAACAACACCACATTGACTTGTTGGCGTGAGCCAGCTTTTCATCAATGGGTATCGTAGCCATTACGGTGTCGGAAAATGTATCCATAAATTTGTATATCATGTCTTTTATTGAAACAAGCCATGATTTGATGTTAGAAACACCAGATTTCAGTGCGTTTATACACGAATCATACATACTATTAAATAATGAATCAACCAACATTTTCGTACCAGAGTTCAGTACGCTAGTCATTGTATCAGTTTGTATACTTTTCAATTTACTAGTTGTTGATGATCCAACACCTTTTAGATAACTCAAAGTACCCTTAATGTTTGATTTCATCCCCTCGAAAAACGAGGAGGCAGTTGATGAATCAGACTCACCTTGCATAAATGCGAGGTTTTTTGTCTTGAGCTCATCAAGATAATCGGTGATTCGATCACGTTTAAGACCACAAAAATTTTTAAGACAAAATTTGTAGTTCTTAAGCCAAATGCGAAGCGCCCTATTTTTACAAGGAACGGGTCGTCGCATGACAAAATCACATCGTTGGAGGCGGTGTCCGGAAAGAACAAGCGCCAGTTTTTGACGGGCACATTTACGTGTCTCACAATCAACATGTTTAATGTTGTAATAATTGCTATCATAAAGCAACTTTCCAACCAACTTAAAACCTTGAGCCATTATTCGTGGATCAAAGTCTCCAGTTCCTACTGAAAGCCAAATTTTCTTAGCTTTAGCAGTAGCCTCATCAGAGAGGACAACATGTTTTAAAAGTTTGACTCCATATTTGGGGCCGTATTCATATTTATCATTTGGTCGTAAATCCCGCGACCATCCACACCCTTGGTTCTTTTTCTTATAACCAGAGGGTAACGGGGGAAGCATATAATCGTAATTATCATCGATTAATACTTCCTTTATACAGGCAAATCCTGTCTTCTTCTTCTCGTTATTCTCGACAGTACGTCTAAGAGAACGAGGCATCCTTTTAACTAACTTCTGCTGAACCTGGTCAGGCTCTTTTTGTATAGAAGTAGCTGTAAAGGGCATCTGATATATGATATCAGGCATCTGTTCTTGTGAATCAGAAGACGAAGGAGTGTACCCTTCATTATCCGACTCACAGGAAAAGAAAGTTCGAGAACTTTCTTCTTCATCACTAAAAATCAACACCTCATAAGAAGGTAAATCTTTTTCAATGACAGTAGTTGCAATCCGTCGCAAATTTGCTTCATTTTGATAGTTATTAAAACCATCTCGTTCAGCAAATTCTGCTTCCGGACCATCATAATAAAGATCTGGGACCTGCCACAAATTAAAGGCGTCCCAATCTGTAAAATCACGTACAATAGTAGGTCCATGTACATGAGTTTCTTGAGCTTGCCCTAATATAACAGGGGCAAGCAAAAATCCATTATCTCCTGCTTGAAGCAGGTCCTCACCGATCGTGAGGGAACAAAATTCGTTTGAAAGAATATCATCAGTGTGCTGCGTTTTTCGCTATGCCACATCTGAACTAACCATCCGGTGGCTCTGAAGAACTATTTTAAGGCCGGTCGTGTATTGAAATTATCTCAGACCGATTCAAACCTAAATAGGTAGATGGTAGTCGACCCTACAGTACAGCACAGAGTTTCGGCAGGCTGAAGACCTATGGAATCTTCAACCCTGAGAACTATCCCGTGTCAGAGATAGAACGCGTAGGCTCTGGTAGAGTTGTTTAATTGACTTAAAAAGTCAGTCTCAATTAAGAAGACATTATTATCACGTACAATATATCCGGAATCGTCCGGCGCGAAAGTTGGGAGTATACAGTATGTCGTTATCACCAATGCAACGAATTAACATTGATTACTATACTCCAGACCTATATCGTTATATACAATTTTTTACCGTGTTTTATCTTCTAGCATCTTAAAAGAAACTAGTTTTAAAAGACGAATGGCGAGGCTAAACCTCGACTGCAATGGAATTTGCTCACTGCAATCTTTACCTAATGCCAAACTATTTAGCTGGACTCACATGAGGGCAATAACTTCCCATGTGTGGTTCTCATGTTTCCTTTACTTAAAAAGAAGGTCCTACATGATTAAAGACCTTGGACTAATGTCCATTTATAGCTCCTGAACTTGATCGTTCAAGACTAACGGATAGCTATAGTAAGCTATCCACATTGATATCGCTCAATGCACTTTCTCACGTCATAAGCGTGTACAAACACAAGGTTTTATATGTACAAATCTTTTATAATCAGATTGATCGTCTGATAAAGATTTTACATATACTAACTTGATAGTACAGAATGTTTATATTTTTAGTCTAAAATTAAAACATACAAATTAACTTACGCATATTTTCTATTGAAGGCCCTGCGAAGGCCCAGTCATCATGGTTAATACTTACATCTATAAGGACTCTTATGTGTTTTGTGTTTCTGTCTCTTCAACTACACAAAATAATAAGATCTACAAGATTTCAATATTCCAGTTTTTAAATCCTAGGTACTT